AGAAAACAGGTCTACTAACTAAATCGGTTTATCCTATTCCTTCCTATTCTGGTGCTATAAAATCAATTATGGCTAGTATTGAAATGAACTATTTCAGATATTCTGAGGTAGTAAATAGTTTCAAAGGTGGCACAATGATTAATATACCAACAGGCGCACCAGATAACGAACACGATAAGAAAAAACTAATAAACCAATTAAAGGGAGACGCAACCGACAGAGATAAGCAAGGAGGTATCGTAGTAACTTTCTCTAGAGGTAGCGAAAATGCACCAACGGTTACTCAAATAAATGGGAATAACTTAGACCAACGTTACTTATTAACTCAAGAAAGCATAATAGATGACATTATGGTAGGTCATAGTGTAATAAGTCCGACGTTATTCTCAATTAAAACGGCTGGTCAATTAGGAGGTAGTCAAGAACTTGAAACAGCGTATCAATTGTTTATGAACAACTACGCTTTGGAAAGACAAAAGATAATTACCGACGCTTTGGAATATGCACACTATACACTTAATAATTTTTACGGGGATATTTTCTTTATAAGTAAACCTTTAAACCTTAGCGGTAAAACAGAAGAAGTTTCTGAAATAGCAAAGAAAATAAACGTATTAGAACCTAATTTACAAAATGTAGTTTTAGGTAAACTAACAATAAATGAATTACGTGAAATCGCTGGTTTAAATCCTTTACCAAATGGAGATGTGATTCAACAATCATTTAAAAATGAAGTAAGTGATGAGAATGTTATTAGTTGGTTTAGTGAATTAGGACGTACGGATTATAAAGAAGTTTTTTCTCAAGAGGTAAAAGATTTTACTAAACTTGAAATGTCGGAGAAAGAATTACTTTCAAAATATTCATTCGCTAACGACCTAACAGCAGCCCAATTAAAGATTGTTGAAATGATTAACAATGGTGAAAGTTACGGATCAATTGTTAAAGCTATCGATAAGGGAGCAACGTATGTTTCTAGGCAATTAGTAGAGTTGGAAAAGTTAGGAATGATTAAAGGCTTTGAACTAACTCCAAAAGGTAAAACAAACGTTGGTGAAGTATCATTTGAGGTTGTTTATCAATACAGAGAACGTGAGGGAATACCACCGTTAAAAGGTGAAAGTAGACCATTCTGTAAAAACCTACTAGACTTAAAAAGAGTTTTCACAAGGGACGAAATAAACCAAATTACAGCGAGATTAAAAGCAAATGGAATTGATAGGAATGTTTGGGAATATAAAGGAGGTTGGTATACTAATCCAGAGACGAAAGTACACACACCTTCGTGCAGGCACACGTGGTTTCAAACGATAATTGAAAAAAAATAAGTTATGGCACATTTAATTAGTACTACAAACCTAAAAGCATTATCTTATATTAGTTCAAATGTAGATGATCTTTTGCTTTCTACTTTAATTACACGTGTACAAGACACTGTATTAGAGTCTATTTTAGGAAGTCAATTATTTAACCGACTTTTAGCAGGTGTAGATAATGATGACTTGAATGCTGATGAGGTATTATTATTAGATACTTATATTAGTCCTTGCTTAGTTGCTGCAGTTGAAAAGAGGGCTACAGATATGACTACCTTGGAAATAAGACAAATTGGCGTTGCGAGAGTAAGTTCAGAGGGTGTTAACACGGTAAACGAGGACGAATTAAACCGTTTAAGCAACTCTTTGAATAAAGATTATAATTTCTATAGAGAAAGGTTAATAAGGTTCTTAAAATTGAATTATACGGTTTACCCTGAGTATACTTCTTATTATGATTATTTATATCCTTGTGATGACTTAAACCAAATTAATCCAGATAGGGGCTTTTCAGATACTAATATCAATTTTGCATGATAACAAGTATAAACCAACTTTCTGCGGAACTTAAAGCAATTCAAGATTCACACTATCAATTGAATTCTTACTACTTTGGTGAGTTTAATTTGGCTTTGCAAAATCGTGAATTAGAATATCCTTTACTCGTTTGTGATTATAACAACGGTTCTATTAACATTTCTAACACTAGCGTTCAATTATTCATTATTGTAGCGGACAAAGTCTATAAAGATAATTCTAATTTAATAGAAACTAAATCGGACACGTTGCAAATCTGTAGAGATATATTCAACATAATGAAGAAATCCCAACGTTGGCAAGTATTAGGGCGTGTTACACAAGGAAACGTTACTTCGTTTGTTGAAAGAGGTAAAGATGAGGTTGCTGGTCACGTGATGAACGTAACAATTGAGTTAAGAGATTCAAACGGTATTTGTGAACTACCTATGAATGGTTACGATTTTGGAGGCTCTGGTGTTGTGGGGTGTGATCCTGTTTTAATCGTTAATTCAAACGGTACATTTAGCGTATCGGCTGCAAGTGGCACTACGTACGAATTGGAAGATATGATTTTTGAGGTGTATGTAAACACTCAATATAAAGAAGATGTAACATTAATAACTTTAGATAATTAAATTATGGCAAATACAATTAATATTAACATTAGTAAAGTCGATTTAGGACTTGATTTAGTTGATAACACAGCAGACTTAGATAAGCCAATTTCTACGGCTCAACAGAACTATGTAGATACAGCAGTAAGTAATGCAAGCACACCAGATGCGACGACGTTAGTTAAAGGAAAAGTTAGATTAGCCGGAGATTTAGCAGGTACAGCAAACAGTCCAACAGTACCAAAATTAGCTGAAAAAGAAACTATTTACTCTGCGCAATCTGCTGACTTAAACTTTAAATTTAATAAAAAAACATTTCACGCAATAAGTGGTTCTGGTTTGTCTTACAATCCATTAACAGGTAACATTGGTGTATATATTGAGCCTACAATGTATAATAATATAACTTCGGTTATGTTGCATAATGATAGTGTTGCACCTACATTTTCAAGTGAATTTACAAAATCTGCTGATTCTTTACCTTACATAACAGGTCAAGATAATTACATTTACGCTACATTGGTAAATTTAGATCCTATTCGTATTATATATAGTATTAAAAGAGGTGGTACAAATATTTATGGAACGTTTTTAACAACTGATTTAAAAGGTGCCAATAATGGTTTAGCTGAATTAGATTCTAATGGTAAAGTTCCTTCGGCTCAGTTACCTTCATTTGTTGATGACGTTGTAGAATATGCGAATTTATCTGCATTTCCTGTTACGGGTGAAAGTGGAAAGATATATATTGCTTTAGATACAAATCTTACTTATCGTTGGGGTGGCACTACATACGTTGAAATTAGCCCTTCTTTAGCTTTAGGCGAAACTTCTGCAAGTGCTTACAGAGGGGATAGAGGTAAAACAGCGTATGATCACTCACAATTAACAAGTGGTAATCCTCATAACGTTACTAAATCGGACGTTGGGCTTTCAAACGTTGTTAACTCAGATACAACTACAACCGCTAATATTACAGATTCATCAAATAAAAGATTTGTTACAGATGCACAATTAACTGTAATTGACAACGCAGCAACTAAAAATTTAACTTTAGATCGTAAAACAGCGTCTTACACATTAGTAGCAGGAGACAATAACAAACTAATCGAAATGAACGTTGGAACCGCTAATAACGTAACTATTGATAATAGTGTGTTTACTGCAGGGAATCAAATTTTAGTATCTCAATATGGAGCTGGTCAAGTTACATTTGTAGCAGGTTCGGGAGTTACTTTAAGAAGTCCAAGCGGAAAACTTAAATTAACTGGTCAATATTCGTTAGCTACAATTATAGCAATTTCAGCAACGGAGTTTTATATTAGTGGAGATTTAACAGCGTAATTATGATAATAGCAACTCATGGAATAGTCGCAAATAGTGGCGGTATAACATACGACACAGATGCTCAAGCTTTTTTCACTGCAAGTGGTGTGTCTAATTTAACGCAAAAAAATGCAGTAAATCAATTAGTATTAGATTTAAAATCTTATGGTATATGGACTAAAATGAAAGCTCTTTATCCATTTGTGGGAGGTACTGCAACGACTCACAAGTACAATTTAAAAGATCCAAGAGATTTAGATGCAGCTTTTAGATTAACATTTGTGGGTGGAATGACACATGACTCTAATGGTCTTGTGCCTGATGGAGCTACAGCATATGCAAAAACGAATTTAATACCATCATCCGTTTTTGGGAGCACTAATATACATATGTCATTTTATTCAAGAAGTTCAACAAATGCAGGACTAACAGATATTGGAGCATATTGGACAAATGGAACAAATGTAGGTGTTAACGTCCTTAGATGTTCAAATCCTTCAACTTCGCAAACAATTGGTTATATAGCTAATGACGACCCTTACAGAATAGCATACAATCAAACAGATGCGAGTGGAATGTTTGTACTATCAAGAATAGCTAATAATTCTCTAAAATTATATCAAAATAATTCATTAAAACAAACAAACACAACTGTTAATAGTTTAACATTCAATAATTTATCACAAATTGATTTAACTATTTCAGCGATGCATTATAAGGATTCAGCT